AGAGCCAGAGCCTAAGCCTGAGCCAGCAAAGCCATCGAAGAAGGTAAGGAAGACTAAGAAAGCGGCACTTCCAAGCACGGGTGACGACAGAAATATTGCAGCTGTCGCTGGTATTGCAGCAATCGCTGTCGCATTTGTCATCGTGAGCAAGCTTGTAAGGAAGTGAAGCCGTGAGAAATGTGAAAATCCTTCAAAGATGGGACTATGAAAATCAGGCTTACGAGCCTTACGAAGTCCCAGATAATTGGAACGTCAAAAGCTATTCAGATGATATGGACGAGATTGTCAATTGTCCTCATTGTGGGCGAAAAGTGACCTTTGGTAGCTGCTATACAAGCAGGGAGATACACACGCCAGGTGGATTTGGTTATGCGGTGTGTGGTGAATGCTATGACACAGAGAGGATAAAAGAAGAAGAGTGGAGATCAACCAAAAGGAAGAGCTATAGCGATGACTAGCCGCAAAGAGATTGCAACAAGGCTGCGGGAATTGCGTCACAAGACCTACTACCGCGAAGAGATTGTTGAGAACATCTGTGATATCATCAGCATCGCAGACCCTGTGAACACGTTTCGTGAGCCGGAGGACGTTTATGAGCTTCTCGCCAACCTAATCGACCCTACATGCAAGCCAATTAAAGCTGGCAATAACATCGTCTGTTCCGAGTGCAGAGCTGACCTACATGACTATGACTTGTATTGTCCCCATTGCGGTGTAAGGTTGGTGCGTGATGACTTATAGAACAAGACGCCGTCTAAGGTATAAAGGAAATTGTCCTGCATGCGGAGCAATTCCGTCTAATTGGCTCAAAGTACCAAAAAGGACAATCGTAGACTTGGCAACAATTTCTACAAAAGAACTTGTACCAGCTGATTGTGCTGATAATTATGATCCAAGAGACATTTTCCGCTGCCCAAGATGCAACTTTATGGGGCGTGTCTCAGAGCATCCAGAGACTTCAGAGGGGTATATCGACTGGGATGATTGGGAATATTTACCAAAATACTGCCCTAACTGTGGTGAGAGGATGGTGAACGATGCCTCTGATGCAGAAGCCTAGCAAGGGTAAAGACTCGACTGGCGTGAACGTGTTACAAGGCATTCTAAGCCGTCCACATCGCGGAGTCCTTGCCCTTGACCCAGGAGGTACAACTGGATGCGCCTGGAGCTACAGGAACGCCAAGAACGTAGGATATTCGATGGTACCTCACGATGACACCCTAGTCTGGATGGAGAGCTTCCTTAAGAACGCTGGCAATTCCATCCAGGTGGTCGTCATAGAGAAGCATATTCCTCGTATGGGAGTCACTATGGGTCGTGAAGCTACCATGACTATGGAGCTGGTCGGAGGTTGCGCAGCAGTCGCAGAGCGCAACGGATGTGAAGTCGTGTGGCATACCGCGTCTCAAATGAAGACGGTACCTTGGTGCAACCTCGGCAAGGGTGTCCATGCTAAAGATGCAGCCAAGCACCTTGCCAGGTTCCTGCTCGACGACGCTGGAGCTAACGGCTTAATCGAGCTCTGATCCAGATGTATACTGAAGCCTTAGAATGGCTTCTAACAAGAAAACACCGCTCGCTCATACAAGCGCAGCGGTGTTTCTCTATCTCTCTTTAAAATGGATTTTAATCACAGAGAACTAGGATGTTTGTCCTCCTCGGAGCTCTTGTAGTCTAGAGTGGAGTCCACTCCGTAGAGCTCCTCCAGCAGACCTTCGGCTTCCAGGTCTTCAAGCGCAACGACGATTCCATCGTAGAGCTCGTTCGGCATGACGTCGTACAACGAGCGAACAACGTACAGTGGAACGTCGTATTCCTCTGCGAGTTCGCGGATGCGAGCTTCGTCTTCCTCGGGAATGCGTTTCATGATTGAGACCCTTTCTGTTCAGTCGTTAGTCGTGTTCGAGGCAGATGTCTATGATACTCGCACGATCAGCGATATACGAGCCTTTGTGGAATCTGATGGCTTCAATAGCATCCTCTTCGTTGGCTTTGCTGCCTGCGCGATGCGAACTCTTGTACGAGACTCCTTCTTGGTTATTGTTGATGCGATAAAACACCGTGTAAGTCCTTGTCATGATGTAATCCTTCCCTTTCCACTACTCGGTGACAATCTTGCCTTCAGAGAGCTTCTCGTTGCTCCAACGGTACTCCACTTCAGTCTCTTCGTACATTAATCTATTGCAGAATTTTACCAAGCGGTTGAGACGGTCGAGGTTAATCTCAGCCCAGTCGGTACAGCAGTTGTACATGTCTGTGACGTAGTATGACCATGTTCCTTCCTCAGATGAATACCTTGCAGCTACGTCGACCCAGTCATCATTAGCTGTAGGTCCGTCCTTGTATTGGACGATAAAGTCCTGGTCATCCTCCTCAATGTAGAAATCTTTGGACAGGCTCAACATACTCAATGATTTCTTAATGCTCATTTTTATCTCCTCTCAGGGTTGGAAGAGAGCGGGAATCCACGTTCCCGCTCTCTGGTCTCGAGACCCTCTACTTCGTGACCTCCAGGTTTTTCTCGCGCTGCTCAGGGAGCTTGACGAGCAGGTCGTACAATACGTCTCCGTAAGCCTGAACTTCGTTGCGGTAGATGCTGTTAGCCCAGGAGGAACCGTCATAGTTATCCTGGCCACCGACAATGGAGTCGAACATGCGACGCTTGTTGCTCTCCTCGTTGAGACATGCCTGCCAATACTTCCAGACGAGTGTGACGATGGTGTTGTCACAGTAGTAGTTCTCAGCGTTCACAGCCAAACGGTCAACAGCAATACTGCCTACCCAGTGGTTGGCGAACTCGAACAGAGCAGTGGTGAACTCACTGAAGCTTACCTCAGCGATGATGGCGTTTGGTACTAACTTAGAGTCGGATGTTGCTTCGGAAGATTTCATGATGTTCTCCTTGTCGTTGGAAGCTTCAGGACTCTTCTCCTCGGCGAGGTACTCGAAGTTGGATGCTGCAATGCGGGCAAGTTCGCGGATGCGCTCGTCGCTGACGTGAGAGAGCATGCGCTTGTCGAGATCCTCGAGACCCTCCATGGCATAATCAATTGCTTCGTCCAGTGTGATAGAATTGCGCTCACCCCAAGGAATGGTCTTATCCTCAATGGCATTCTCGACGCCACCGAGCTCTTCTTCCATAGCGGTGATGATTTTCTTCTCGGACAGGTTTTTGCCAATACGGTCAGCAAGTGGGGTGAATACGGTCATTTCAGTTCCTTTCGAAGTCGTCTTCCCCTTATGGGGCTAGGAATATTATGCGCCATAATTGTTCAACTTTCATCGGGAATTTGAAAAATAATAAAAATATTTTTGGAAATGTCGTTTATGTGGTCAAATACAAAAAGGTAAAAATTAGATATAAAAATATGATAATTCTAGTAAGTAATAATAAAGAAAAGAGGGATAATATAAAAGGAGTCTATCTAAAATCAATAGGAATGTGGTGATAATGACGGTTAACAGGCAAAAGAAAAAGGTGAAGGCTTCGAAGAAGAAGCCTGAAGTCAAGAAGCAGAAGCCTAGATACACGAAGGACAATCCACATCCTAAGCACCTTGAAGATCCTGAACATTTTACCTATTGGGGAACTCCTCGTTGTCAAGGCAGAAATCCTCGTACAGGAAAGCAATGCACGAAGGGTGCAACGGTGGACGGGAAGTTCTGCGCCGTGCACACTGACATAGAAGAAGCAGCAGCTAAGGGCGGTTATCACATGTTCGACGAAGTGTCGGACAAGATAATCGCCTTCGTGCGTCAAGGGTACACGTTCACAACAGCTTCTGCTCGAGTGGGGTTGAATCCTCGTACCATCACAGAGTGGCGTCGTCGTGGCAAGGAAGAAATGGCTCGCGGTCAAGAAGGCAAGTACGCTAAGTTCTGGTGTGAACTGGAAGAGGCACGTATCTTCGCCTGCTCGCTTGTTGAGAATGCCCTGTTCTCAGCTGCTATTAACGGCAACGTGTCCGCTATGATCCGTTACCTGGAATGTCGTATGCCTGATGTGTGGAACGCCAAGCGTGTTATGGAGATTTCCGTCGAGACTAAACACAAGCTCGACGTGAATTACCAGATAGACGTGAAATCCCTAACAGATGAACAACTGCGCGCCAAGGTAAAGGAAATTGCAGAAGCTGTGGACGTAACAGTGGGGAAGAACGTAGATCAAGCTGCGCTTCCTCCAATTCCCGTACAAGACGCGGAGGTGAGCAATGCCTAAGAACAATGATGTCGTGAAAAGACTGGGTCGTCCTGCGAAGGATACCTTTACCGTCCAGGAGTGCGCTGGGGACAAGCAGAATCCCCTTGACATCAAGAATGTGCCTGACATGGTCAGACAGCTCGAAACAATCAGACGTGAGCTTGCCCTAAGACATCTCCTAGACTACACACTATACATGGATGACAACTACAAGATAGGTCGTCACCACAGGTTAATCGCAGCTCAGCTAGAAGCTACCATCAAGGACGTAGTGGCTATCCACGAAGGTCGCATGAAAGAGTCTGAGAGCGATAACCTGCGCGTCATGATCTTCATGCCACCGCGCCATGGCAAGTCTCGTCTTGTCTCCCAGGAGTTTCCTGTGTGGGGTATGGGCAACAACCCATGGATGACGTGGATGCTCACGTCTTACTCGGCAGACCTAGCTCAGGAGTTCGGTCGTATGACGCGTAACAAGATGCGAGACAGCGAAGATATGTTCGGCGTCAAGCTCGCAGAGGACGCAGCTCGTGCAGACAGATGGGGGCTTGAGGGAAGCCACGACAATGGTATTGTTGCTGCAGGTGTTGGTGGAGCTATCACAGGTAAAGGTGCCCATATTGCCATCATCGACGACCCTATTAAGAACTACGAAGAAGCTTCCTCCGAGACGGTAAGACGCTCTGCCTATAATTGGTACCAGACTACGCTGCGTACTCGTCTTGCTCCAGGAGGAGCCGTCATCGTCGTCATGACGCGCTGGCACCAGGACGACCTTGCAGGACGTCTTCTTGCGGACGCTGAGAAGGGTGCTGACAAGTGGAAGGTACTGTCCCTGCCAGCTCTTGCTGAGGGCAACGATCCACTCGGTCGTGAGGCAGGTGAAGCACTCTGGCCAGAGATGTACGATGAGACGTCTCTGGAGCGTACGCGCATTGCCATGGGTAGCTACATGTTCAATGCTATGTACCAGCAGCACCCTAGTCCTCCAGACGGTACAATGTTCCGCAGGAAAGACTTTCGCTACTGGGAACTCGTCGATCATACCTACGTCCTGCATAGAGACACAGGAGATGAGAGGTTCGTACCTGAGCAATGCTGGCACTTCCAAACGGTCGATCCAACTGCTTCAGCCAAGACTACAGCAGACTGGTTCGTATGTTCTACGTGGATTGTCACTCCGAAGAACGACCTACTCCTGTGGGACGTGTTCAGGGCGCAGATGGAAGGAGCCGAGCAACCAAGGCTTCTGCTCGATCAGTACAGACGGTACATGCCGACCTGCATGGGTATCGAGGTCAATGGCGTCGGTCGTCCTGTCTTCCAGATGCTCCGCAACTCTGGCGTACCTGTGATGGAGCTCAACGCTACCAAGGACAAGGTCACCAAGGCAATCCCTATAGGAGCTAGATACGAGAGCCATAAGGTATTCCATCGCATGGGTGCTGCATGGCTTGGAGACTATGAGGATGAGCTGGTCGGCTTCCCCATGGGTGCTCACGATGACCAGGTAGACACGGCATCGTACGCTGCAATACTAACCCAAGAGCTCGCTAGTCGTAGGACTGGCGCTTCACTGGTCGAGCTCGACATACCTAATATCATCTCGCCAGTGTAGGAGGTTAACATGGTAATGGACAAGAATCACCCACTATTGAGGATAGCCAACGGCTTGAGTGGAGGTCAACTCAACAGCCTGAGCGAAGCTGTCGAGCTTTACGGTCAGATGGCGTTCACTGAGCACAGCAACAATGAGCTGCTGCAGGAACGCATCGTTGAGCTTGAGCTTGCTCTTGACGACGTAGGCTACGAGCGAATCGGCGATTCGAACTTTGATAAACAGTTTACCAAGGCATCCATTGACAAGATTGCTGCCATGGCTAGAGTATATTGGTTGAAGAATCCTCTGATCAAGCGAGCCGTTGCCACTCAAGCAAACTACGTGTTCGGTCAGGGTGTGGACGTGGTGGCTGCTGATGAGGACGTGCAGACGGTTGTTGACGCTTTCATGGAGGACTCGAAGAACCGCGCTGAGCTCACAGGAGAACAAGCTATGTTGACCAAGGAGACTGAGCTCCAGGTTACGTCAAACTTGTTCTTCACGTTCTTCACAGATCCACTCAACGGTGCCACTCGCGTACGTACCATCCCACTGAGCGAGATTACGCGTATCATCTACAACCCAGACGACAGCAAGGAACCTTGGTATTACTACCGCCAGTGGCAACAGCCTAAAGAGCCTGGATCTCAGAAGTACGAGATGCACCAGGCAATGTACCCTGACATCAACTACATGCCAAAGGGAGGTCTTCCTAAGCACTTCAATGGCATCGAGGTAATGGCTCTCAACCCAGTGTACCATGTGAAGACCAACTGTCTGTCTGACATGGAATACGGCGTAAGCGAGATCTACGCAGCCATCGACTGGGCTAAAGCTTACAAGGACTTCCTTGAGGACTGGTACACCATTGTCAAGAGCCTGTCTAAGTTCGCTTGGAAGGCCACAAGCAAGTCTGGTGCCACGGGTATGGCGCAAGCTAAGCAAGTCCTTGAAGGTGCCATTAATGGTGGTTCTAACCCCATGAACAGTGATCTCCCTGGACAGGCAGCTCAGGTATGGATGTCCTCAGATAACTTCGACTTAGCTCCTATGCCAAAGAGCGGAGCGACTGTAGCAGTAGACGACGGTCGTCGCGCTCTGCTTATGGTGTGCGCTGCTACGGGTATCTATGAGCACTACTTCGGAGATCCAAGTACAGGCAACCTTGCCACAGCTAAGGCCATGGAACAGCCAATGCTCCTCATGTTCCAGGAGCGTCAGGAGCTCTGGACTGACGTGTTCAACACCATCCTTGGGTATGTCATCAACCAGTCGGCGCTGAAGCCTGGTGGTAAGCTCAGGGGTGTTATGTCGTTCAACGATTATGGTGAGTCCTATGTCGACATGGGAGATACTGACCGTTCGGTTGACGTGAAGTTCCCTCCTATCCTCCAGGAGGACGTCAACGAACGTATTGATGCTATCGTGAAGAGCGTGACTCTGTCTGGTCAGACTCCAGCCAACACCATCGACCTTAAGACTGCTACCACCCAGATGCTCACTGCACTTGGTGAGGATACGGACATCGTCGATAAGCTGTTCCCTGATGATCCGAAGAGCTGGGACGAGGTCGAAGAAGAGAAGCAACAGAAGGCTCTAGATATTGCCATGGGACAGCAGTCGGCTGCAGACCAGCAAGTAGCACAAGCAGCCAAGGCAGCCAATGCTATCGAGGACGCTGAGGACGATGCTAAGGCTAAGAAGGACAGCAAGACTCCTGAGGAAAGAGCTGCAGGTGAAACGGAAGAATCCTATATCAACATGCTCGATAAGATGGTGTCCGAGCTTAGGGAACGGGGGATCTAATGGATGAGCCATACGGAACAATAGCGAAGTATCGCAACGCCCTAGCCATCAAGAAGCACAATGCGCTCATCCAAGCGTGGGCTTCTCCTATGGCTTTGGACGTTGCTACTGTGTTCTGGGCTACGTGGAAGGGCATCGAAGATCGTCTCCCTGTCGGAGAAGATATCATCGAATCTGAAAAACCTCGTGATTCACGTGACCTAAAGAACAAATATAGCGCGATAATAAGAGTCGAGGTCCAGCGTCACACACCTGAACTCCAACGGGTCGTAGAGGATTATCTCTATCGTGTGTGGCTTGCTGGAGCGGTTGAGCAATCCCGCGACCTCGGATGCACTGGATGGTTCCTTTCATCCCTGTCGAAGTCGTCAACTCCATCTGAGTCCGCCAGTGTATCCGAGGATCCCTTACTCCAGGAAGCTCCCAAAGTCCTCAATGTCAAGGCTGACAAGACTGGTTGGGTGTCTCTTCCAAATCTACGAGCAAGAGCATATGCTAAGAAGCATGCAGCTGAGGCTGTCACGCAGATCAACGACGTCACTCGCAAGGAGATCGCACGTATTGTGAGTGATGGCGTGAAGTCTGGTGCATCTTACAATGACATAGCCAAGGCCATCAAGTCTAAATTCGAAGAGTTCGCAGTACCATCTCAACAGAAGCACATACCTAATCGTGCCGTCCTCGTGGCTGTTACGGAGCTTGCTAACGCATATTGTGAAGGTAACGCTCAGGTTGGTGACTACCTGCAAAGCAATGGCGTCAAAATGATGAAAGCCTGGCAGACCCTTGAGGACGATCGTGTGTCTGACGGTTGCAAGGAGAACGAACAAGCAGGTTGGATACCTATCGACAAAGAGTTCCCCAGTGGTCATATGCACCCACCACGCTTTCCTGGATGTAGATGTGACTTCATGCAAGAGATCCTGGACGAAGATCTTCTCGGCAAGCCAATCAGTGCCTTGTACGGTAAGCAATACACAGATGGTGCCGTAAAAGATGTTATGAAGTCTCCAGAGAAGACTGTCTCCTCACAGCTCCAGCAAGTCGATCCTGAGGATGGGACGAAGGCTGGTAAGGCTGCTGCCGAACGTGCCGATGAATCTAGCACTCCTAACTGGGAGGACTGGGATCTGAAAGGCATAAACAAAAAGATCGACGATTCTGTAAGAGAAGAATATCTTGATAAGGTAACGTATGCATTCGAAAGAGGAGACTTAGAGACGTTCATCTGTTACGGAGGAGAAAAGATCCCTGAAGCTGTTAGTCTAATCAGGGATAAAAATGCTTCTTTCTCTTCGATGAAAAAGACTCTGAACAAATCTCTTAGAATTTACACGGGGGGTTACTATGAGGATATGAATGAGTATCTTAGAGGAGGTCGCAAGAGGGACTTCTCTCCGTATGAAGATAGGGTAGAGGAGATCGTAAATCACGTTAATAATGCAGAGAAAGCTATCAGAACATACGGAGTGACGACTCAGCCTATAGTGGTGAACCGAGGATTCGAGGGTCATTTCTGGGATTCCTGGAAAGAAGGAGAGACTAGACAACTTCCAGAGTTCATCTCGACCTCTGTGAAGAGATCAGGCTTTGGGGGCAGGAACAAAGTACATATCTACGTCCCACCAAACAAAGGGTGTGGGATCTACGTAGATGGAGAGTCTCTGCATGATAACGAATGGGAATATCTCATAGCCCCTGACTCGAAGTTTAAAGTACATCATATTGAGGTGAACGAAGAAAAGGATACTTGTGAATATTGGCTGGAGCTGATCCCTTAAGGAGAAACAATGACCGATATATGGCACTACAAGGATTCACCTTCTACAGGAGTGAAGATCAAAGGATCTCACCCTACGAAGCAGCCGATTTGCCTGTTATGTAAGCACTTCGGAGGTATTTTGTCTGACGGTAAAGCATATTGTAAGGCTTTCCCAGATGGCATTCCAGACAAATTCTGGGACGCTAAAATCGACCATACGGCACCATATCCTGGTGATAATGATATCACATTTGAGCCTTAATGCAGGAAATCCTCACTGTTCCAGATGGAACTCGTGAGGGTCTCCTTCTAGAAAGAAGGATAATACTCCAAGAATGCGTCGCAGGGCAGTCCATCTACCCCTCACCCTGTGATGCATTCCATATAAGAGTGTGTGGCTCGGTTGGAGGTGAACATGGATAACATCACATTCTTGGGATCGTTGCTTACTGAAGCGACCAACACCTCAGGTAAATACCCTGTCAAGGTCATTCAGCCTGGATGGGGATCTTCGGGTTACTATTCTAATGATGTTCTAGCTGCTTCTGCCAGCCTTTTCGAAGGTGCACAGATGTTCTGGAACCATCCAAAATCCTCAGACAACTATGAGCGTCCTGAGCGAGACCTCCGAGACCTCGCTGGAGTGCTTACGAACGTTCGTTACGAGGAGTCCAATGCATCTGGTGCTGGTATCTACGGAGATGCTATCGTGTTCGACGCATTCCGTGAGACTCTTGACGAGATCGCACCCTACATCGGAGTATCTATTCGCGCTGGTGGCAAGGTTCACGAAGGTGAAGCTGAAGGTCGTGGAGGTCTGCTGGTAGACGAGATCAACCTCGTCCAGTCTGTAGACTTCGTCACTCGTGCTGGAGCTGGTGGTAAGGTTCTTGCACAGTTCGCTGAGGCAGCGCGTCCCATCGAGATTTTAGAAGAGAAAGAAAAGGAGAACAATATGGAGCTTGAAGAAGCAATCAAGACCATCGGCGAGCGAGACGAGACTATTAACGGTCTCAACGGTAAGCTCACCGAAGCTCAGAGCACCATTGAGACACTCTCCCAGGAGGTATCGCGTCTGTCTGAGGCGCACATGCTTGCTGAGTGCAGTGCTATTGTTGCAGCTGAGCTGAAAGAGAGCGATCTCCCTGAGGTTACCAAGGAGCGCATCCAGCAGGAGTCTGGTAAGTTCCTGGCAACTAAGGACGAGGGAGACGAGAAGAGTACCAAGAAGGTACTCGACCAGGAGAAGGTTAAGGAATCCGTCCAGGAAGCCATCAAAGCTGAAGCTGAGTATATCAGCAAGCTGTCTGGTGGTATTAACATCTCTGGTATGGGTTCGAATGGTCACGAGGATGGCGGTAAGCTCGAAGAAGCCATCGATATGACCGATGCCTTCAAGGCTATGGGTCTTACTGAGAATGCAGCTAAGATTGCTGCTAATGGCCGTTAAGGAGTAAACATATGGCTAAGAACTTTGTTCAGGTCGGCGAGAACCTGACACTCCCAGTCGACAAAGCTGTCAAGAGTGGCGAACTCGTCCAGGTCGGTGAGATTGTCGGTGTCGCATTGACTGATGCTAAGACCGATAACGGTACCAACTACTACACCACTGTCGCGACTACAGGTGTATGGGAGCTGACCGTTACTGCAAACACTACTGTTGGTGGTGTTGTTTCTGTCAAGCCAACTGGTGGTACCAAGCCAATCGCTGTCGGTTTTGCTACCAAGGCAGTGACCATTACAGGCTCTGGCAAGGCTCCAGTCTTGCTCAACCTTGGTCTTGCTCACGTTGCTACCGCTTAAAGGAAGGTATGAATAATGGCTGAATTTCTTGAGCTCGTAGAGAGCATCAATTCCGAAGCTGCTTCCGCTGAGAAGCTCTTCGGTGGCGAGGGTATGCGAATCACCCCTCGTAACAACCCTGAGTACAAGAAGGGTCTTGCTGAGGCAGCGAACCTGTGCGCTAATCTGATTCAGCGCGGTTCTAAGCTGGACATGTATCGCTTCCAGGAAGCTATGTCCACCAGCGATTTCCCCGTCTACTTCGGCGACATTCTCGACCGACAGATCCTGGCTTCATACGCTGAGGCTCCTCAGACTTACACCCAGTGGGCTAAGGTCTCCGAGGTATCCGACTTCCGTCCTGCTAAGCGTTATGCTATGGACGGTGGCGAGGGTCAGCTGAAGCCTGTTGACGAGCTGGGCGAGTACCAGGCAGTCCGTCGCTCCGAGAGCCAGTTGTCCTTCTCTGTGAAGAAGTTTGGTGCTCGCTTTGATCTCTCCTGGGAGTCGATCATCGACGATAACCTCAGTCTCCTCACCGACCAGCCAACTCGTTTCGGCAAGGCTGCTCGTCGTACCGAGGAGAAGGAGTGCACCAACCTTCTCATGAACGACACGTTCTTCTCTGCTGCTAACGACAACGTTCTCTCCTCCAACCCTCTGACGGTTCAGAACCTCCAGAAGGCTATCGAGAAGTTCTCCAGCAAGGTCGACGCCGACGGTGAGCCTATCATGGTTGGTCCTGCGATTCTCATGGTTCCTCCTGCGCTTGAGGTCACTGCTAACAACATCCTCAACGCTTCTGAGTTCCTTGCTTGGGACAACGGTCAGGAGTCCTTCCAGATGCGTACAAACAACTGGCTGAGTGGCAAGCTCAAGCTGGTCGTTAACCACTATCTGCCAGTACTCGATAAGGCACACGGTTCTGACGCATACTACCTGCTCGCTGATCCTAACGACGCTCGTGGTGCAGTTGAGTTCGCATTCCTGCGAGGTCACCGTTCACCTGAGCTGTTCATGAAGACTCCAAACGCAGTAAGTGTTTCTGGTGGCTCTGTTGGTACTATGACAGGTGACTTCGACCACGATGCCATCGGCTACAAGGTTCGTCACGTCATGGGTGGTACCGTCATCGATCCTAAGTGCGCTCTCAAGTCTACGAAGTAGTGAGGAATCTCTATGGGTCAGTACGCTGAATCTGTCAGGTTGGTAAGGCTTCTCACAGGCGACAAGGCTGCGGGAGAATATATCTTCACAGATGATGAGATGGAGTCGTTCCTTGAGCTGAGCAAGGGCAACGTTTACTACGCTGCTGCTGACGCTCTTGACGCCATTGCATCCAATACAGCGTACACACTCAAGGTACTGACTATTCTTGATGTTACGACAAACGGACAGGCGACTGCGGAAGCCATTCGAGCTTCCGCAGCTGCTCTCCGTGCTAAGGCTGATGCAGACGCTGCGAACACCATTGTCTGTGATGTCGCTAGTGTGATTCAACCTGAGCTTCCTACCCACTGGAGACCCTGGTGGGAGGCATTGGCATGAAGCTCCTAGGATACGGATGGCAAGAGCTTCTCCAGGGCTACTTCGACCATACGGTCACGTTTTACAAGCCTACGAAGAAGCAGGACTCAACTGGTCAGCAGATTGACGACTACGAACAAGTCGGTGATCTGTCTGATTTACCATGTGCAGTTGGAAACGTGAGACTGGCAAGGATTAGTAATACCCAGTCTAGCTATGGCGCAGAAGAGTCGGGCATTCGCATCCTCATCGCGAATGCCCATCCCGAGATTGAGGTCGGATGGAAGGCTATAATCGACCATCTGCATGACGAGCCCTACCTCGTTGAGGAACGTACTCCTAACCAGTCTGCTGATGTAAGCGAGATTCCCGTGAGCAGGTGGCACTAATGGCAAAGAGCTCTGGTGGCGTTTCTGTATATCTCGACAGCAAGAAGACTCAACAGGTACTCTCTAAGTTGGAGCATATTGACGAGCAATCCTTGCCGACTGAACTGAAAGCTCTCTTGGCTGGATCCCAGACGGTCGTCAACTCAGCTAAGCGTCGAGTGCCGAAGAAGACGGGTACGCTTTCCCGTTCAATCCACGCTGAAGTTGAATCTGATGGAGTACTCGTTGGTACTGATGTGAGCTACGCTAAGTACGTTGAACAGGGAACTGCGAGGATGAAGGGACGTCCTTACCTCCAGCCTGCACTCACAGAGAGCACGACTCGTATTCAGAACCAAGTTGCGAAGGCAATGCAACAAATGCTCTCAAGTCAAGGAGAATAAATGGCTGACATGGCAACAGCTACACAGTTCGACGTTGGTGAACTACTACGAGGGATCATCATTAGCGACGCTAAGATGGCTTCTAAGGTAGGGTTACGTGTATACCCAGGCGAGCTGCCAGACACCACGTCATACAAGCCTAATTCGTCCGATTTGCCAGCCATACACTATTCGCTGATCAGTGACTTGGAGTCAGATGAGGCTCCAATTTCTCGTTCCAGCTGGCAGTTCACTGTCGTTACGAACACTCAAGCGGAGCTTCAAAGCACCTGTGGAGCACTAAAAGAGCTGCTTAACAGGTATAAAAATGACCGTATTCGCTATGTTGAATATGTAAATTCGTCCTATGAATGGGATACGGAAACGAAAACTCCGTACGCCCCGATGACCTTCAGGGTCATTTTCTACTAGAAAAGGAAGGTGTAACTATGGCTCAGACTACCGTTCAGCATCCTGAGACTATCCGTTTCGGCTCTGGTCGACTGGAGATTGGAAAGTCTATTGACAGCCTTGTTGACGTTGGTGCACTCACTGGCGTCCACTTCACTCATGACCTTGGTGATAAGGTCACTATTAACAGCGATAACGCTGGTGTTATTCTTGAGCGAGCTGGTAAGCAGACCGCTAAGATCGAAGCAAATCTCATGGAGATCAACCTCGACACTCTCGCTGTCTATATGGGTGGCGTCAGTAAGCTCGAGAGGATTGATGGTACCCAGCAGATCGTCACCAACGAGGAGCACACCCTCAAGGGAACCACGTTCATCAGACTCAACAAACCTATGGGCAATGGCACTGAGGTCACTATTGACTCTGTGAAGAAGAAGAATGGTCCAAATGCTGTTAAGGACACAGATTTTATCGTCGCTCTTGACGCAGATGGCTACACTTGCATTGCTCGCAAGAGCAGCTCAGCCGTCCTCACAGACGGCTCCGCCATCCAGGTATCCTACAAGTACACTCCTGCAGCATACAAGAAGCTCGGCTTTGGTGGTCTTAAGAAGCTTGATGCTAACGTTGCACGCATCACCAACTTCGACAGCAAAGGTCGAGCATTCTCCATCACCGTATACAAGGCTACCGCTGACACAGGCATCGAGATTGAGTTCAAGGCTGATGATGCAGACGAGACGAACGTTGTTCCTATTGCTCTCGTTGGTACAGAGGATACTTCTCGTACTGCTGGCGACCAGTTGTTCGTCATCGAAGATCACCAGATGTAATCGTTTACTGATGTTTTCAGACTGTTTTCCGTTTTAAGAGAAAGGCTAACGGCTATGGCTAAGTACCTCAACCTTGACAAGATCGTCCCTGAGGAGCAGATCCTCGAGATCGCAGGACGTCGATTCGATATCTCCCAGGTGCCTGCACGCAAGACTACCGAGCTCATCCGCGTAGGCGCATGGGCTACTTCTGACGAGATCAAGAATGATCCTTCGAAGAAGTATGAAGCGTATGAAAAGGAAATGCAAGCTCTGCTCGATGTTCTTGGTGAAGACCAGGACGGTAATCCAGCGGAGTTCGACTGGGTGATGGACAACGTCACCAATGCCCAGTTCGCAGCTATCCTCGACTTCGTTGCCGAGTGCATTCGTGGCGAGAACAACGAAGTCGCTGACGGTGAAACGCCTGCAAATTTTACTCCGAGCAGAGCTCAGCGTCGTGCAAAGGCGAGGAAGAAGTAGACCTGGGAAGGATATTCGCGCAGGTATGTCTCGTGTATCATTGGACGCTAGACTACATGCTTGACTGCTTGACCCTTCCCCAGGTCGCATTTTTCTACAACCAAGCAGTTTTGTTCTACAATCCAGACTCGGATCCGAAGCCAGACAAGAAGAAATTCCATGAGGCATACGGTGAGAATGAAAAGATTTCTAGGTAACGAAGGGAAGTGGCAGAGATGCTTCTAGACACTCTAATGGTAAAGATCTCAGGAGATGCATCAGGTCTGAGCTCTGCCACTTCCAAAGCTAAATCCGACCTAGGAGATCTTGGAGATTCAGCTGATGGAGCAGGAGGTAAGTTCTCATCTCTCTCCAGTCTGATTCAAGGCTCGGCTTTTGGTAATATTATCGCAGACCTGGCTCAGACGGCTATCAGCAAACTGGGTGAGCTGTCTTCTGAAGCTATTGAAGCATCAGACTCTACACAGAAGTTCGTATCAACGCTGAACTTCGCAGGTCTTGATTCATCTAAGATTGATGAGCTTACAGCATCTACGCAGAGATATGCAGATGAGACCGTGTACGGTCTGTCCGACATTCGAAGCATCACAGCTCAGCTAGCTTCGAATGGTGTACCCAACTATGAGAAATTGGCTGAAGCTGTAGGTAACTTGAACGCTGTTGCTGGCGGTACAGCAGATACCTACAGATCTGTCGGTCTGGTGCTTACCCAGACGGCTGGCGCAGGTAAGCTCACCACAGAGAACTGGAATCAGTTAGCGAACGCTATCCCAGGTGCGTCTGGCAAGCTCCAACAAGCCTTGCTTGAAGCAGGAGCCTATACGGGTAACTTCAGAGACGCAATGGCAGCAGGAGAAATCACCGCAGAGGAATTCAACCAAGCTATCCTTCAGCTAGGTCTCACTGACGCAGCTAAGAAAGCTGCTACTGCAACCACTACGTGGGAAGGTGCGTTCGGAAACCTTGAAGCAGCCTGCGTCAACTTGATGTCTCAGGGTCTTGACCTTATTAAGCCTGCAGCGACTGGAGCTATCAATGGTCTAACCGACGCCATTTCTACTATCCCGAACGCAGTCAGCAGCATTGCTGGCGTGTTCGGTCAAGTCGTCCTCGACATCGCATCCTTTGAAGAGAAAACGGGTGGCGTAGCTACTGCAGGAGACGTCGTACGAAGTGCCATGCAGACCATTGGTCAAGCTATAGGGCTGACGTCTGAACAAATTGAACCTGTAGCATCATTTGTTGCATCGTTCTTTGATACCATTCAGAACTCAGTCTCTGGATTTGAATCTGCTGTTAAGCCGAGTATTGATACGTTTGTGTCTAATCTCCAAGGGTTGAGTGATGCAGTATCTGCAAATGCTCTGCCAATGTTGAATGCTATGATGAATCTTTCCTCACAGCTGAGCTCAACGATTACTGCAGTACTTACACCAGCACTTGACACCCTCATTCCTATCGTGGTCCAGATAGGTACCATGATCATTCAGCATGTGATGAATATTGCGAACATCATTATACCAGCGATCACGAATATCGTAAATATCATCATGCCTGCAATAACTAACCTTTATAACTTCCTCACTCAGGTAATAGCATTTATACAACCTCTTCTCGTTGGCGCAATGACGTTTATCATGGGTGTCGTGAGTACGGTGTGGCCATCAATTCAGAGCACCATCGAAGGTGTTATGAACGTCATCCAGGCTGTGATTTCTACGGTGATGGGAGTCATTCAGGGCATCATTCAAGTCGTTCTTAGTGCGATTCAGGGTGACTGGAGTGGTGTGATGGAAGGTCTCCAGCTGATTGCAAGCTCCGTGTGGGACGGCATTCAGGGTGTCATTTCTGGTGCTATTCAAGCAGTTCAAGGCATTATTTCCTCTGTTCTTAGTGCTATTCAGGGCATCTGGAATGGAGCTTGGAACGCCATTAGCTCAACCCTAAGCAGCGCATGGGATGGAATCACCAGCGGTGTAAGCTCAGGAATCGATTCTGTCATCAGCTTTGTGAGTGGTCTCCCTGGTCGTATCATTGGTGCACTTGGAGATCTTGGAAGTCTTCTCCTTAATGCCGGTAAATCCATCATGAAGGGACTTCTTGACGGTATCAAGCAGGGTGTTCAGGGAGTCTTCGATTTTGTCGGAGGTATCGCAAGCAAGATTGCAAGCCTTAAGGGACCAATTCCGTACGACCTTAAGCTTCTTATACCAAACGGACAGGCGATCATGGACTCGCTCCTTACGGGTATTAACAATGGCGTTACGGACGTATTTGACAGAGTCAGCGATATCGGAGGGGAAATCGCAGACTCCCTTGGCACAGACTACAAGATTCCCGTCACGCCAGAGCTAGCAGTCGCGGACTTCAGAGGAGTCTTGCCTTCGAATACGTCTGCCATAAATTCCAATCCTACAGGGAATGGAGCTCCAGTCGTAAACGTGAAGAACATCATCGTCCGTTCAGACGAGGACTTCGACTCTGCAGCTACAGTTTTCAACAGGAACATTATGCATGAACTGAATTGGAGCCAGTATGTCCAATAGAGCGAGACAAATAATCCTGGAACATAAAAACGAGACCCTCAGCATACAGGGTGATTCTTCTGTACAGTCAGATTTCTACATCACAGATGAAGGAATCGAAGGATGGTTTTCAAATCCGACTGCAAAGGTGAGTGCCTCTGAGCGAACAACTGGAGACGGTACTCATAAAGTGCTCGAATCTGGAGTCCTGTACAACTCAAGGACGGTCACTTTTTCGACGTATGTCCTAGGAAAAGACCGAACCTCTGTGGTAGACGGTATCAAAAGGCTCCTCTACTTCTCCAAGAAGATCGTCAGGATCTACGTGTACGATGCAGAGGATTGCACGTACTGTGACGGTTACGTGAAATTCGACGTTGACAAAGCATGGGACATGAACTACGCAAAAGTCTCAGTTACTGTGGTGTGCCAAGATCCAGTGCGTTTGTCGAAGTCGGTCTCCAGAGGTTATATGGAGCCTTCACCAGATCCAGCGGGAGGATTGCAATTCAAGAACTCAGTTCTGATCTATCCTCTGCAGTGGGGTAAGCAGAGCGTCGTGAACAACACTTGTTCGACGTATAACCATGGAACCATAGTTTCGTACCCCGTCATTACCGTCTCAGGAGATTTTCCAACGGGATTTTCGATCACGAATCAACAAACAGGAGAAAAACTGTCGTATTCTGAGCCTGTAAACTGGGGATCACCCGTTATAATATATTGCAGTACTAGGACGGCATCCTCAAGTGGGGTTGACGTGACAAGAAATCTGTCGGAGAGGAGCTTCCCTTCTGTTCAGCCAGGAGGAGATATGTCTCTATCTTTTCTAGCACATGGCGTAGGAACATGCGAAGTCGTGGTTCACGATGCGTATATTTAAGGAGTTAAAATGTCTGTAGCACTCGGAGTACCTCAGAACAGTTCTGGAGTTGGAACCTCAGCTCTGGAAATGAGAAAGATCATCAGCAGTCTTTTTGCCAATGTAGGCATTCTTGACGGTCTCGACGTCAAGGGAACCTCATCCCTTTACTACTCAGTAGAGGGTGGCGTAGCTGTCTGTAGCAAGGGTAAGTCTGACGGTTACACGTTAGCGTATTACCCAGGAGGAAATACCCCATCTGTTCAATCGAATACCTCTGGTCAATCGCGCATAGACGCTATCTGGCTGACCTCCCACGACATCCAGAACGGAGATACTGACAATCTTGTCACTCTTGGTGTGTCTCAGGGTACCCCATCATCATCTCCTGTGGTACCAAGCGTCCCCTCAGATGCGACGGTAATCGCATACATGATGCTTCCCGCTGGAGCAACCAGTACTCAGAATGCTGTCATGACATCTGAACGAAAATATGCTGTACCTGCGGGAGCTTCACTCGGAGTTCTCCTCGACAAGACAGATACCTCGTACAAGGGTGTAGTCACAGGTCCAGCGTACACCTACGCCAGCGGACAGATCTACGTGCCTACGGACAGGCTGCTGTCTGTAAAACTGACCGAGACTACCTGGGCATGGCACCCTAGTACCCACAGCTGGATAGGATCTGGGTATGTTGATTGGACGCTCGATGGTGTCGTCCAGAGAGCATTTCGTTTCACGAATTATCCAGATACTCCTACCACCAGTTGCTTTGAGGATTACGTCAAGGTCTCTGCAGGATTCCATACGATCTCGGCTAGGCTCTGGGGATCTAGTGTTGCCCCAGCTTCAGACATCTGGTTAGATTATAAAGCGGGGTCATGGCCAGGACAAAGGTTGCTAGTTGTCGACTCTGGAGTGGCAGAATAATGTGGAACACATATATCTGTGATACCATGTCTGGACTGATGCTCACCCCCATAGACATCCAGAATTTTTCTTGGCACATGAGCGTGACAGATTCCTCGTTGTCAACAAACACGAGGAGAAACGTCGGTGAGAACGGATTATCTCAGATAAGCCTACCGTGGGCTTCTGTCCCAGCAGATACTCCTGGAGGACGAAACAACATCTTGTACCCTATGAAAAGATCCATCGTCTTGATGTGGGACGACACACCTGTCGTCTTCGGAACAATAGGATACAGAGTAGACTCCGAGGACTGCACAGATTTCAGTCTGCTCTCTATTCAAGATCTGTTGTCTAGTAGGTATCTCGTAAGCGAAGACGTGTTCGGTAAGTCATACGGAGGAACCACAAACGACACGATCTACTACAAAAACATGTCGCTGAGGGGAATAGCTGCAGAGATCATCAATAAATGTACGCGAGGGAAGCCTTCTGGAGAGCTTCCAATAGAGACTCAATATGACGGTGAGCCAGGAGGACACCAGAGGACTTACTACGGCTATAACGTGTCTAACAACGCTGCAGACAAGCTTCTCAACGAGATCTCTAACGTGCAAGACGGAGTCGAGATGAGATTCGTTCCCTACAAGAGGGAAAACAATGTCAGGCTGAGGTTCGAAGCTGGTACAGACGGTGAGCATGAACTGGTCAATGGTAGCACAAAAAGGACGCTCACGTGGTTTTCAAATGGTAGAGGAACGATTGAAGGACTGAAGATCTCGAACATCGGACCAACCATGAGGGTCTACGGTACTGGAGCTGGACAAGACGACTCGACTCTTTGTCACCTCGCACAGGATCTGTCTCTCTGTCAGACGAGAGATCCGTGGCCTATTGTAGAGACTGTGATCTCGGACACCAGCTGGGACAACCAAGATCTCCTGAAGAAGCACGCTGAGGGGGCTCTTGCCACGTCCAGATACCCTCTATGCCAGATGAGGGGCTCTGTACACATCAATGACTTCGATGATCAATTCATCGGTATGGTATGGCCAGGAGACCTCATAGATATAGATGTTAGAGGTCATCCAAGCCTTCCAGACGGAGTCTACACGGTGAGGATTCTTCGTATGGAAGGCGACAGTACAGACAAAGTCTCTCTGACCTTCAGCGTTATGAAATCCATGTCTTACTAAGGAGCGAAAATGAACAAAAACATTCTACCTGGCATGAGTCCCACATACGAGAACATGGCTCGTTCTGTTGTTCAAGCTCAGAAGAAAATCAATGGTCTGAACACTTCTCCGACAGGCACCATATCCGTTCATCGTTCAAACGGTACAAAAGACATCTATGGAGTCCTGAACAAGGATGGCTATTCCGTCGCTAAGAACGTCGGCGATACCGTTGCTCCACCAAAGCCTAAGGGTATTTTCGCGACATCTTCCTCAGATGTTGTGTACGTGGCGTGGGATGGAACCCTGGAGGACAAGACACCCTCAGACTTCTACAACGTGACGATCTACATGGGCGTTGACGGCCAGTCATCTGTGATGGGTACCCTCACGGAGCCTGGTATCGTTTCGACTCCACCACTGCCAACTGCACAAAGCGTCGAGATCTGGGCGACTGCAGAGGACGACACTTGCAAGGAAGACGGCACACCAGCACACAACGTTTCACCTGAGAGCACACACCAGAACGTCACTGTCCAACACGGGAGCAATTCTCAGGGGGTTGAAGATCTCAAGAAAATCCTCGAGAAGAAGATTGACGCTGTAGATGTTAAGGCTGAGCAAGCAGCAACAGATGCGAAGGGAGCAAAGACTATGGCAACAGGCGCAAACAACACAGCTAATGAGGTTAAGAGCACAGTCGAAAATTTGACGAACGTGTTCACTCACGATGCAGATGGCGCAC